CTCCTCTAGCTCCCGATTCTTGCGGTGCAGTTCCCGATTGGTTTTACGCACTTCACGCACCCATTCAGGTGCCTTCTCTGCGTCCTCTTTCTGGGTTGGCGAATCCCCGATGCTGACATCAATCTCTTCCGAGGCTTCCGTTTTACCGCTCTCAGCTGGCTCTGCTTCCACCGTCTTACCGGTGTCTTCAGCCACAGCCTCAGTTGCGGGAACTTCCTCCTCATCCAAGGTCACGTCAGCATCTACTGCCGTGTTTGTGTTCTCCATTTTTTCTTAGTTAGTGGATCTGTCCACTAAAATGTTGCAGGCGGCGCTACAAGTTTCTGCACGTCCTTCTCAATCTTCTCAGCCAACTGCATCGCCTTGTCCTGATCAATCTGACCGGCCTTCGCAATGGTCTCCTCGGTCTTTGCCCGCGTCTCTTCGGCCTTGGCCATGACAAGCACCGTGTCAGCTTGTGCCTTTTGCGCGAGCGCATTTGCCCTTTGCGCCTCCGCAGCGAAGTACTGCGTCTGTGCGTCCGGCTGGGCGTTCTGCTGCTCTGCAAGGAGCTCCTGGGCCTCTTGCTCGGTGGGTTTAACCGCCCCCATGCGAAGCAGCTTCTTGCGGAAGTAGTTGCGCACGTCCCCAAGCCCTTCGCCTTCCATGTTCATCATCGCCATCGACGAGAGCACGTTCATCGTCTCTGGGTCTTGTGTCACCGCCATCATCGAGAGCAGCGCCTGCACCGTCGCCTGACGCTTGGTTGTTGACGATGGCCCCACGTCCACCGCGACATCGAACTGGGCTTCTGATAGGTCGTTGTCGTACTCAAGCTCACCCGACTCAGGGTCAATCACCGGTGTCATGAGCTCAACTTCGTCTTGCTCACCATTGGCGGTAACGACCTTCATCTTGCGCTTATCTTCCACGAACACGTCTTTGGCCATGGACAACCAAATCTCGCCCACGCGCTTAATCGCCTTGGCCATGTTCGAGACGTAGATGTACGACTGCATATCCAGCCGCTGCATCACCAAGTCAACCGCCTTCGAGGTAACGTGCGAGACCATCTTGTCCCCGTTGCCTTGGCTGCCCAAGAGCTGCTGCATATCAAGGTCTGTCACCCCCAAAAGCGCCGCCATCGCAGGTGGAACCTGCGGGGATTTCGTGTACGCCACCGGAGGCGCCGGTTGCACCGCGCCACTCGCGTCCGTTATCCCGTTCACCAGCAGGTACGGGTAGTTCTTAAGGTTGTCTTCCGCCCACATCACCTGATGCCCCGCCACCTGCTCAGGCATGAAAATAGGCTTCTCCATCGACGAGAGCGCCGAAATCTCTGCGAGCTTGGAGAGCTGCATATTCTTTAGGCGCTGCATATCTTTCGCCAGCCGAACGTGCCCCATGCACCGCTCCACGTTGTCCACAAACCAGCGCTTGCCGTACACCGGCACAATCGGGATGCACTGCCCCGCAATGTAACCGCAGTCCTCAAGCACCTTGCCGCCCGACATAATCCACTTGTGCACCTTCTTCTGCTTAATCTTCTTGCGCTTAACCTCCTTGTACCCCAGCGCCGTCAACTCCTCCAGCTTCCCCTCCTTAAGCACCGACAAAAGCTCCTTCTCCTCATCGCCCGTAATCCCCTCAAACGTCACCATGTAGTCCGTCTTCTCCTCCACACGGTAGTACTCGGCCACATACACCACATCCGGCGTCTGCCAGTCGAACTGGGTGCGCGAAATCTCCTTCGGCCATGTCGCCGGATCATCCCCCCACTCCGCCTCGTAGTCCTCCTTGGTCATCGCCGTAATCACAAAACACCGCTTCGCGTCCGCTTTATCCTGCCGCTTGGCGTTCAAGTCGAAGTACACCGATGAGTCCGCATCGTAAATGGGCTCAATGCAGATCTTCTGCTCGTCCGATTCACCGTCGTACTCGTCCTCGTACTCGTTGCGCAAACGCAACGCCCCAAACCCGCCCGTCACCGCCTCCTCAAACGCGTTGTCGTACGCTTCTTCAGCGCTCGAATCCACTTCCGTCGCCCGAAACAGACCGTTGCACGTCTCCGCCAAGCTCTCGTACTCCTTCTCGCGGGGCACGTACTCCACCGTGATACGGTTCGAGCGGTAGTCGTTGATAATCCGCATCACCGCCAGCTGCGTCTTGTTCACTTCAAACCGCGGCCGATTCTCGTACTGCTCAGAAAGCGGCCCCTCCCATTGTGCGCCCGGAATAGAACAAAACCGGCGGTCTTGCAGGCACTGCAAACGCTCGTTGCGGAGCACCTCTTGGATACGGTCAAACTCGGCAATAGCCTCCGAATGCACTTTCACCGGGTCGTTCTTCATAGTCTCATCATGCGGGTTTGAAGGTTTGTGTCAATTGCTGGGGAATCTACTTCTTCGAGAAGAAGTTCATCACCGGCATCACTTCAATCATCTTCTGCATCCGCTTCTTCAGGCTCAAGGCCGCTCGGTTGAGCCCGCTTACCACCAAGTACCGCGTCGCATCCATCAAGTGGTCGTTCTCCTTCACGACTCTGCCCTTGTCGTCCCGCCGGTATAACCGGAACTCAGCTATCCAGTTCGTCATGCTCTTAAACACCTTCAGGCGCCCCGTAGACATCCGCTGCCACACATCGTAAATCCCCGTCTCCACCGCGTTGTTCGCCACCGTCAAGTCCAGCCCCATCTGCCGGTACCGCACAAAGAGCTGCTGCCCGTCCACCTGCGTTCTCCCGCGGGACGCCGGATCAATCACCCCGGGGATACCGCGCCCACGCGCATTAATCGCCTCCGCGTGGATGGCTGGCTCCGCTTGACCGCGGTAGTGCTCCGAGTACAGGTACAACGTGTCGCTCTGCTGGTCGAGTGCGCCAAACACCGCCGCCGTCCGGTTCCACCCCACGTCCATCCCAAACACCCGCGGCCAATGCACCGGTACATCAAAGTCCGGCACCACAAGCTCACTCTCCGGTACCGGATAAATCGCCCCTGCCCCCAACTGCGGCACGCCCTTTGAGCGCGCATCCCTCTGGAAGGGCGGTATACTCGACCACAAGTCCTCCTTCTGCTTCGCACTCAAGTGCGGCACGTCGTCCCACGTCGCCATCCCAACGTACTTCGTCCCCTCCGCTCGCTCCGCGACCTCACCGTCCTTCAAGAACGCCATCACCGTCTCCGACATCCCCAAGAGCGGCGTGAACGTCAGCATCACCATCCCGTCGTTCGTCATCGTCCGCAGCAGCGACTCCGTGTAGATGTCCAGCGGCGGCTCCTCGTCCAGCCAGATGATGTCCTGCTCCGTTCCCTGAAAGCTCTCACGACGCTGGTCGTAGCTCTTGAGCGTTAACCGCGACTCGCCGCCGGAGGCGTGCCGGACGATGATGATCTCTACCGCGTCAGCGATGCCTGCCTTCGCGCTCGTCCTCAGGATGTCCTCCTTCGGGATGAGACCGGTGCCGTGGGCGCCCGCAGGGCCCAGCAGCTTCGTCTGCAAGATGTCCCGTGAGGTCTTACCGGTGTCCCCTGCCGCCCACGCCGAGATGGGGCGGTCGAACCGGCGGCCACGCCACCATGAGGGGTACCGGCCCGTGAGGTGCAGCGCCATCTCGAAGCCACCGATGCCCTCCGTCTTGCCGACGCGGTTGGCTGCCATCATCAGGCGCTCCTTGTACCGCGCCCCCGCCTCGAAGAAGGCGGTGTGCTTCTTGTAAAGCTCCCGCCGCAGGGGGCCAGTGTCTGGGTAGTAACCGAGTAAACGGCGCTCGCGCTTGCGGCGCTGGAGCTCCTCAAGGCAGAGGACGAGTTCGGCTTTTTCTTCTGGGCTGAGTTCTTTCACGGTCTAAGAGCGACATTCGCGTAGACGCCGCCGTCTCCGCTGTAAGTACTGGCATACCTAATGGGGGTTTTAGGTATATACTGTATAGCGTTTAAGATAGCGTTGTTTCCAGTAGGATTGCCACGCTGAATCACACTGGAAGCGATTGGATTGCATGGTTTATTTATAGTTTGTCACTGTTTCCAGCTGGAATGCGTGTTCGTTTTCTTTGTTTCGCTTTAGGTTCAGCGTCTTTTTTATAGTTAAAAGCGTTACGCAATACAATAACCGACATGGATAGTACCCGCTACGCGTCGCGTTTGACTGTAACCGCCTCAACGTCAACGCTTTCGCCAGTGGAGACAACTTCAGCCGAGAGACCTTCGCGAAGCATTAGAGCGACACGTGAACGTATCTCGGCGTCGGAGAGTTGGGTGACTCCCGCCGTCTGGTCAGTTGTCACGCCGTTGCGCGGGAGGATTTTTGACAAGAGAGTGCAATATGTGCGCGGATCGGTACGCGCAACCTGCTCCAAATAGGCAACGCCTCCCAATCGCTCAAACGAGAGCAGTATCGCTTCCTTCAAAACTGCAGTTGTCTTATTTGGCGTTCCAGCCTTCCTCCCCGCCGTTCTCTGCAGGTTCTCAATCGTTCCAACTCCCATTTGGCCGATTATTCGCCAGTACATACACCTGAACGCAAAGGCCGCCCTTTCCTCAGCGCGAAACATTTTCGCACATTCTTTGTTGCCAAACCCTCCCACTTGCGCCAACCTTGCACCAGTTGACACGACGTCAACGCAACAAAAAAACCATCCAAACCCATGAAAGAAAGCCACTTCTTGCTCGCATTAAACCTCCTCACCACCGCCGACATCCTCGCCCTCGCGTTCCTCCCACTCTCAACCGCTGAAGCCTGCTTGGTAGGCGCTTTATGCTTAACCACTTACGCTGTGACACTAAAAGTCTGCATGCGATAACGCCCAACCCAACCCCAACAAACCCAACACCTTATGGCAACAAAAGCTAAACGCAAACGCACTTGGAAGGTAAACCATTGGGCATTCGGAGAATGCGTAATACTCCCGAACTCAATACGTTACACTGTTGACGCTAAACACTGCTACGGACACAAGGTGGCATTTTCCGCCACTGCAATCCGCACAAGCACCGGAGAGAGAGTCTTTTGTGACTTCTCCGGCCTAGGAACAACGCGAAACAACGCTATTTTCTACGCTCTACGCTAACCCACTCACCCCCAACAAACTACAAACCAAACCAAACCAAGATGAAATTACTCGGTCACTCCTCAGCAAAAACGGAAACTCTGGACGAGGTGCTTTCTCCAACGTCCAAAAAGCCAGAATCGCGAAAACCCGCTTCTTCTTCTCGGACCGCGACGCATTCCTCGAAACCTTGTACCTTGATTGCAAATCCCTGATTGCCAAGGCCAAGCGCCTTGGCCTGCTCCCTTGCATCAGACTCAACGGCACCAGCGATTTAGCGTTCCACCGATTGGTGGTTCCATCTCAAGGTAAGACACTTATGCAGTGTTTCCCTTCTGTTCCGTTTTACGATTACACAAAGTCCGTCAGAAAGGCCTTGGACAACGCAAAAGGCCTTCACGCTCAAAACTATACCGTGGTATTCTCTCGCGATTCACAATCCAACGAAACAGAATGCCAACAGGTTCTCTCGGCTGGCGGCAACGTCGCCGTTGTGTTCCGCGATTCTCTCCCATCTGTTTTTTGGCATCGCCCCGTTCTCAATGGCGATGCGACCGATTTAAGGTTCTTGGACCGCCGCGCGCGAGCTGGTCGCCATGGCTACGTTGTCGGGCTCAAAGCTAAGGGCTCAGCCAAAAAGGACACAAGCGGCTTCGTGGTGGACACCCTTAACTGACACTGACCATGCGCACCTTCTACGTTTATTCACTCAGCCCCAACGGTTCTCGCTCATTTGTCGGGACGGTTTCCGCCGACAACGAGGGTGAGATTCTCCGCGCGCTCACTCGCGAGTTTGCCGCAACCGACATACACTGGAGCGTCACCCTCACCCCGCCCCCCTCGCCCCTCCTCGCTCACCGAGTCGGTACCGACGGCAGACTCTACCGCCATTAAAACATGACAACCCTATCTGACATCCTCTCAGCCAACCCTGAGTTGGCCAACGCGTACGGTTGGCTTTGCGCACTAGACGCCAATGGTGCCTGCTGCGCCGCCAACGCCATTGAGGAAACGCACAACAGCGGCGGATCCCTCTCTGAGCTCACCGCTGAGCTCAGGGAAACGTGCGAGCGGATTCTCACTCAAGACTAACCAACCCAACCCAACCCAACCCAAGCCGAGTCCCTAGCGGGATTCGGCTTTTTTCGTGTCCACACCAAACCTCCCCGCTTCCCACCCTAAAAGCCCCAAGAAGCCTCCCCTCTCCCCCCTTCCGCTATCACCACCTTCCCCGCTGCCTTCGACGCTCGCAAGAGCCCTTTCTGATCGTTTTAAGCATATGTCCTTTCGTTCCCAAGAGTAGCCTAGACACCTAGACGCC